TAATTGTTCTAATTTACCTGATTCACCAACTAAGCCTTGTAGTAAAACAATTGCTACATCTAAATATCCACCTAAACCTTTATCACCAAAAGATTTGGATGTACCAACCATAATGTCACTAAATTGAGTAGCAACTTCTTCTAGTTTATAGCCAAACACATCTAATTGATCTGATCCGGTTGCTATCAATGATGCGGCGGTAATAAATCCCTGGCCTAATGTTTCAGTGGCTTCACCTGCACTAGTCTTGAATGATACTAATTGCCCTGCAAATGTTTTAGTTTGTGCTTCGGCTGATCCGGCATATTTATCTAAAGTCTGCATTAATTTTACAAAGCCCATTGATTTTGCTTCTGCGGATGTAAATCCAACACCTAAAGCGCCTATTGATTTGTAGTTGCCTAACGCCGCCTTATTTATAGCATCAAGTACACTATTCAAATCAGTTCCAGTGCCGGCTGAAATATCTAATGCTTTACTTAATAATGTTTGTGATGTATCTAAATCCCCAGTTTGAGCAATGAGTTGGCGCAAGGCAGGAACTAATTGATCTTCTGTAATATTTGTAGCGCGTTGTAAATCTGCTATAAATGTCTTAACACCTGGCAACTCAAATTCTTGCCCAATACTTCTTAAAGATAGTTGTAATTGTTTATCTAATCTTTCCTGGGCTAAAGCGGCTTCAATAGAGTTTTTTGCAAATATAGCCATGCCTGCGGCGGCGGCTATTCCACCGGCCTTAGCAAAAGTTTTTAATCTAAATGATCCAGTTGCAACTACTTTATCAAAACCCTTTAATTCTTTTGTGGCACGCTCCAAGCCTTTTTTATCAAACTTAGTAAGGAAGTTAATCGCAACATACTGACTTAATGCCATGTTTAACCCCTAAATTTTTCGCCTAGATATTTTTTAAGCACACCGTATAGATTATCATTGACCTGGCCACCTAGTTGTTGTGATGCCCTGTAAATCAATCTTTTTTCTTTATAGCCACTTGAATTAGCAGTGCCTTGTAATTTGCCAATAAAAGATTCACTAGCATTAGTATTACGACTAATACGCCTAGTTTTATTTCTTGATTTTGATGTACCAAATCCTGCCAACTCATAAATTATACCTGGTACAGATTTATTAATCACCGCTAATGCAGTTACAGAAAATGTAGTGCCTTTAACTCTTTGAACTTTAGTTTTAGCCGCGCTTACTCTTATGCCACGCACAACTTCTGTTTGTGACCATTTCCAACGGCTTCTTTTACTTTCGCCATAAGTTCTACCTCTATGTGCTTGATCATTAGCCCATCCCCATGCAGGTGGATATGAAGGCTCAACATCACGCCATCCTGGGAATGGTGAATGTGGTACAAAACTTTGTGCCAATTTTGCAACAGGTTTTACAGCCTTAGTTAATTCTCTTCTAAATTCTTTATGTAAATCAGGCTCTACCTTTTTCATAGTTGCCATAAGTTCATCTAAATTTTCAACATAAATAGAAGGTATTGCCGCCAATGATCTAGTTCGGCCAGGCAATCCTGCATATTTAGGTTGCATTATTTCCGCCTAACTGTTGCCTTCTTGTTGTTGTAATAGCGTTCTTGCAAGATGGCTTTGATTGCTGAATAAATCGCTGGATCAACTTCTAATAAATCTTTAGGGCTAATCCCGGTACTTACCGCCACAGATGCGATTTCGTAAATTTGGCCGTGACGGTCTATCCATTTTTTGAGTCATAAACCAAATCAACATCTGAATATTGATTAATGTAATCATCACCAAATGCTAGATCAGTTTTGCCGGCATCTTTTTCTAAACGCCAAGCGAACCACCACAAATCAGATTCCATTTGTAGTTCACTTAATCTCTTACGCCAACCGGTCTTAAATTCGGCTTCAAAAGCCACCTTAGCAGATGGCGTAAGATCATAAGTTACTTTTTTACCATCTTTTTTAACAATCTCAATCTTGTGCATTGTCCCACCCTTTCATTATTACGCGCTAGTTGATTTTGTTAATGCCGTTACAGGAAGCGAAACGCTAACTGAGGCTACTGCATCAACAGCACCGTTAATCGGTGTCCATGATGAAATAAGGCATGACATTGTGTAACTTGGATTGGTTGAAGATACAGTACCGGATACTGGAATTAACTTAATGTTAAGTTTTGTACCTAGTGCATCCTCAAACAATGAGTTTACAGATGATGAGGCAAAATCATTGTAGAGTTCTAGATTAAGCGTAGGTCGCTCAATTCCACCAATCATGTTCTGAACGGTATCGTTCATTGCAGTGATTTCTACTTGATCAATCTCGCGTGCAAGGCTGACGGTGCTGACAAAACTAGTAATCGTAGTTGTACCAGCGACAACGGCAACCTTATTACCCATAAATATGGCCATATTTTTCCTTTCGTACTAACCTATCAACTCTACTGAATATTGATAACTTAGGTAATCAATATTAGCGGATGTTATTGTTCCAGGGCTTGCAGACACAACCCTGAGTGTTTGTACAGCACCACCTAAAGTTTTATCAACTTCAACGGCGGCTTTAATTGAAGTTGAACCGGATGAAGCAATTAGCCCATCCAATCTTGATTGTCCATCTTTTTCGCTCATTCTACCTACTACAACAATTACCTGGCAGGTAGCAGAATCAAATCCTCTGTTTAATGTAAAGTCGTAATTCATTGATAGTTGGCCAACAATTGCAAAAGCATTATTTGTTGGTATGTTTGTTGAATCAGGTACATAATCAAAAACACGCATACCGGTAATTGTTTGTAATGCAGTTTTAAGATTAGTTCTAACCGTGCTAGGAATCATGCAATAACTTCTTTTTTATACGCTCTGACCATTGCCGTTACATCTCTACCAATTGGCGACATTCTAACAACGCCTAGATCACCTAAGCCTAGAATTCCACCGGGTGCATCTTTACGCTTGTATAGGTCGGCGGTTAATATTAAACAAGCCATATTTAGATCATCCGGTACTGAAGGCCAACCCCATCTTGCAGTTACCTGTACGCCTGGGCGTAATCCATTTGATGTTAGACCTGGAAATATTGGCCAAGTTTCAGTATTAGATACCATTGTTAATTGCGTAAAAGGCCTATTCAAAGATTGTGAAGTTAATGGGTCTAAAATGTAATCTGTGTTTAATGTCAATGTTTTAGAATAAGTACCGTTACCATCTTCATCTGTTTTTACAACTAGATTACTTGTAGTTCCAATGTCATCTACAAAAACAAAAATATTAGAGTAAGCACGGTAAAGCCGTGCTGATGCTGTGGCATCTAAATAAAATCTACGGTTAGCAATCCGATCAATTGACCTGGATGCGGATTCAACTAAATTTTCTAACAAGTCATTATCAGTGCTATCTGATATAGACATGTAATTTTTAATTTCAGTTAATGTTGCATATCCATTTGTTATAGCCATGATTGGTATCCAAATCCTGAATCGCCCTGGGACATTAGACAAACTCCATTCTCTGAATACCAATCATAGTTAGAATCCAGGCCACTGGAAGGGTAGCGGCCTGGAAACTTATATTGCTTAGAAGGTTGGTGCGGCTAAGCCTGTACCGTTGATCTGAGCAATTGCGCCTGGGTAGCGTAGTGATGTAAAGGCTGACATACCAAACATAACAATGTTGATTGCAACCTTGCCATTTGGCTCTTCAAACTTAACATAAGTAGGTGAACCGGTTTCTTCCCAAAGATGACACTCATTAAGATCAACCACAAAGATTGTATCTTGATTTGTGCCTGCGCCAATGTTTGTTGCAATGTTAGCATCTGTAATAATTGGCAAGCCAAGTATTGAGTAGCCACTATTGCCGTATGGCGGTGTACCTGCGCCTGTACCCATTGCGTTCATTGGATTGTAAGCGTTTGGTACTACAAGTGGGCGGTTTGAACCATCTACTCCAGCCAATAGGAATCCTAAGCGGCGTGGGTGCATGATGATTGCGTTTGGATTAGCATAAATTGTAGATTGAATCTGTTGGATTGAATCTGCAATTTTTGGATATAGGCCTGCAACTGTACCTGTGGTCGCTGTGTAAGTTACCAAGATTCCTGTTGTCATACCTTTTAGACCTAATGGTTGCCCATTTGATCCTGATCCATTTAGAAGCGCATCATCAAGTTTTGTGTGATAAGCGCGT